TGGCAGCTTTAGCTTGCCTATCTTATGGCGTCATTACATGCTCGATTGTTTTGTACATTACACAGATCCGAAATCAGAAATGAGGAACGACATATTATGCGTGACAAAATGACATTAAAAGAGTTGCGTAGGTTTGCGTCAACTATGGGCCTGACAATTACCGCCATCCGAGATGATGTCGGGTGGGGCTATTGGATTGACGGCACTGGATGGGATGATGGAACCTTCTGCACGACTCACGATGAAATCGAGAACACATTAAACTATTATAAAGATTCAACGTCCTGAACGGTGTCGATATTATTATCGCAGTTCACTAATTAATAGGTGAAAGCTTATAAATTTACTTAAACGGAGACATATTACTATGACAGTACATTTCACATTTACCGCACTCGGCAAAACGATTGACGTTTATTTTTACAGCAATGGCAATAATCAGAATCTCATTATTACATTTGACGGCGCGTTAGTCAGTAACCAATCTGGCGATATCCTGAATTACCCAGATTCATTCCTGTTATTGAATGGAGCTGCCGCTAAAAAATGGGAGAAGAAACAATTGCGATTGATTGCAGAAGAAACAATTGCCGCGTTCATTGAAATGGCGATTGAAACTTGCGAACTGGACCCGCTAAACCCGTAAAAATCATTATTCAGCAAACAGAGTATAGATTATGAAAAGATTCACTTTGAAGCGGATTGCGTCCGCTATTTCTGCGCGGGACTTTGACACAGTCCACAAAATCATCAACCAACAGCTTGCACAAGATATCGGCGTCAATTGGCGGAGAGATCTAACTAAACTGCGCGATTTCCTAATAGACGATATTCCGAGGTTCTCTATATTCGCCAAGGATGGCAACGGAAAGCTTCCTTTTCTGGCGTTTTCAAGCTTACCTGGGTCTGGTTTCTGTGTCGGCGCTGGCGATTGCCTAAATTGGTGTTATTCATTCCGAGCATGGCGGTATCCAGCAGCTTTCTGTAGACAAGCCCAAAACGCGATATTGCTTCAATCAATGCGCGGACGCGGCCACATATTAATGGCATTAGACAAATTTCAACCGGAATCTGGTCAAATAGACTTCCGCTTATACGTTGACGGTGATTTCACAGGCGTTTCTGATATAGCTTTCTGGTTTCGCGCTCTTAATAATCGTCAATGGTTGAAAGCATACGGATACAGTAAATCCTGGCAAGCTTTTCTAGATTACGATGACGTAATACCGACCAATTACCTACTGAATCTATCAAGCGGTAGCAAATACACTGACGCGATTAAGAATAAGCTAAAACAGCTACCATTTGTGCGCGGTGAATTTAAAGCGGTATCACTCGGTAGAAAAGTCAAATCAGCAGATCACGCCGATAGAACGCACCAAGCTGACCTACGCGCAGCATATGGTAAAAAAGCATTTACCTGCCCGGGATTATGCGGCAATTGTACAAAATCGGGCCATGCTTGCGGGTCTGACCGCTTCAACGGTGTAGACATAATTATCGCAGTTCACTAATTTTTAAAGAGCAAATGAGGGGATATTTTAACATGAAGTATTTGAAATCTATACTATTTATTGCGACCGGCACTAGATCATGGCGCGAGTTTAGTCTGTTTTTAGGATATGGGGCTTTTCTCATTTGGTTTATTTTCGACATTCTGGGAGTCTATAAGTGAAAACTAAACACGATATAGCATATGAAAGTATGCCTTACGGTCTGATCGCAACCATTCCAAAAGGTACCCGCGTGATACCTGCTGATAATTTACCGCAAGGAGGCTTTTGGGCGGAAAAATGGGAGGGTATGAGCGCGATTCAAGAAGCATGGCTAGATAGCTATGGCTTTCACATAGCGGCAGGGGCGGTAGACAAATGAGATCATTCAAGCTATTTGGCGTAAAAGATGGCGGGCCAGAAATCTATATCGATACCATTTCAAGCCCCAACGCGGGAAAAGCGATTCGAGAGCGAATGATAGCAGAAAAACAATTCGATTATCTGCGCTGTCGCGATTGTCTGGGCGGTCTGAGGTTTGAAATAAATCTGACCACCGGCAGAAAAACAGCTTAAACCGATCAATTCTAAGCCCCTTTTAGGGGCTTTTTTTTGCCCCTTGCATAGGTATTACTTACGCAAGATCGTTCCTTATACGCGCTCTGAGGGGCTTGATTATGTAAATTTCACTTAAAAATATGTGATTTTCGCATGAAATCGCCGGTAAAAAGGTCGAACTGTGAATACTGTGATAACTGTGCAAACGGACAATAGTTCATAGTTTTGTCCGGTGATCGGACTTTTCAGACTTTTCAGACTTACTTGGATTTGAGTGCGGCGGCACTTCATGCTAGTGCGGCGGCACTTGACAGCTACAAATACTGGCAGTTTTCACATAGCGCAAAACTGGTGTTTTGAGAGGCAAAACTGGTATTCAAAAGGGGGAAAACTGGTACTGAAGTGTACCCAAGGGGCCGAAGCCCCCCAGATACGGACTAGGGAAGGGGAGAAACCTAGTCGCTGGACAGACCCACAGCTACTGAGTAATATCCAACTACCGACTTGAGTTTACCAAGCTCATTCAACAGTCGAGATCTCTGGAAACGACCGTTTAGTCAGTTCCCCAAGTATATCTCCTCTGTGATTGACGTTCAATGACGTTCAATGATGTCTCATGTCGGTCGGGTTCCTACAAGATCGACGTTACCAATCTTGATGCTGCGAAGCTGAAATCTACCCGATAGCCCGCGAGTGATGGGAGCGTTACCGGCTAATTACCAGGTAAACAAACAGAGTTACGGGACACAAAATCGCTGCAAGGATTTATTTTTTTGCTGCGGCGATTTAGTGAGGGGCCAGACAGGGCAGCCAATTAGGAAGGCATACTGTTTCTGAAATAGGCTGTGGGTTAGCTACAAGATAAAGTGCCAGAGGTGGTGAGGTGTCCCAAACCATCAAAAGACTGGTATTGCCTGTAGATTTATTCCTGTAATTATTTATTAAAGTTATTGATTGATGGCCGATAATTTGCAATGATCCACCTGCAACAAGTTATTTTATTCTTCGACGAGGACAAATTATGTCAGATCCATTCGATTTACCCCCACCTAGACCCCCTACTCTCATTGAAATCATCAGAGACAACATTGCAGACCTCTATGATCGTGATGTTGGTGTTAAGAACGCTGATGTGCCTGTTCTTGACGATGTTGTTGAGTGCCTGATGCGAGGCAGCGACAAGGCTGACTACTTCTTTGAAGCTGTAACCCTCTGGGGAGATCCCGCTGAATTTGTGGATTTCATGCTAAGGATCATGGAAATGCACAAGGACATGCCAGAAGTCCAGGAGATCGCCCGATGCCTACGATTGACTGCCCAAGACACGCTCAACGGCCTTGAGGAAACAATCAGCGAGGAACACCACAAGGCAGAGGCTGCCATGAAGGAATATCACCTTGAGTCAATGGCTTTAGATAACTACCAAGATAAGAAGGGGGTATAACCGTGAACGTCAAAAAAATACGAAAATTTGCTAAAAAACACGCTCAAACGTCACCACAGGACGCATTACGCTATGTGAACAGCCTTTCGGATTATTTGCGAGACATACAGGAAGGCATTTTTCGCGGGCCTAGAGTCGATCAACTGTCAGATATGGAGTCACTGATCATTTTGACGAGTCAACTGATGGGATTCGAGCGTGAGACCTTCTACAAAGATTATTCAATCAAAGAGGATTAATTATGCGAAAGTCTAGCCTAATCGTTGTAGACGGCCTTGAGGCACAAGCCTTGGTCGAATACATCCGTAACCCCCATCTGGCAAGCCATGACGACTCCGTACAGGCCGTTGTGGAACAGTTCATAGCAGACATAGGCACTGGTACTGCCAGAGAGATCAGCATCCACACGCAGGAACTCAGGGAGGCTGACGATGAGTGAAGCCAAACTAATCTGGGAAACTCTCTCAGCCATCAATGTCAATGAACACAAGAAGTCCAAAGGCAAGTTTGACTACCTGCCTTGGAACTATGCTTGGGCAACCCTGATGGAGCATTACCCGAGCGCGATCTTTCGAGAACTACCTGATCAGGTGCATGGTGACGGCTCTGTTACTGTGCATACTGAGATGGAGATCAATAGCATCACACGCCCAATGTGGTTGGCTGTTACTGATCACAAGAACCAAGCTATCCAGAATCCAAGCTGCGATGACATATCAGACGCCCGTATGAGGTGCTTCACGAAAAATATGAGTATGTTTGGGCTTGGTTTTTACATATACCAAGGCGAGGGCGTACCACAAGCTAAGGCGCAAACGATCACTCCAGAACAGGCGCGAGAGATAGTGGATCTGATGTCTGAGACCAACACTTTGAAGGAGGCTTTCTGCACTCACTTTAAGGTGGGTTCAGTTGATGACCTAAGCACCAGAGACTTCGACAGGGCAATAACAATGTTGAACGCTAAGCTGGAGAAGCAGGGCGGTGACTCATGAGTATTTACAAGGAAATGTTCAACGGCTCAGATTACGTTCCTGAGCGGGATGATGTGAGACTCAGCGGCCAGATCAAAAGGGTGCATAGCCTTATGATTGATGGCATACCGCGCACTTTAGGGCAGATTTCAGACGCTACAGGAGATCCAGAGGCTAGTGTATCAGCACAGCTTAGACATCTGAAAAAGGAGCGTTTTGGTGGTTTTATAGTGGATAAAACGCATTTAGGCAACGGCTTGTACCAGTATCGCTTGCTGCCTCCACCAAAAAAAGGTCAGGGGGTGTTGGATGTCTAATTGCAAGGGAGATACCCTAATTATTACGGTGACAAATCAATCAAACAAGGAGTTTGTCATTGAGGGGGCTGAGTATGATGCCCTCTACACCCTAATTCATGTGGCTTACAACGATCTGCGAAATGATCTGGACGATAAAGATTTGTCCGATATCAGCAGTATTGCTTTGAGTCGAGAGCTAGACATATTTAGAAAACTGAAACAGATATTTCAAAAGGAGATTTTATGAGCAGAGAAATAGATTGTGGCGGTCAAGGCACTGAGGAATGGCTGAGAGCGCGTCTGGGAGTCCCTAGCGCGTCAAACTTCAGCAAGATAGTCACAACTACGGGCAAGCGTAGTACGTCCTTCAACAGCTATGTGAACGCCCTGATAGCAGAGAAGCTCACTGGAGATCCCACCTACGTCAAAATCACTGAGCCAATGGAGCGCGGCACTAGCCTGGAGGATGAAGCCAGAGCAATGTATCAGCTTATTGAAGAGGTTGATGTAAGACACAAGGGGGTAGACTTCATCAAGCACCCAAACATGGAAGTCGGATGCAGTCCTGATGGCCTGATAGACGTTAAGTGCGACCGTGGCTTGATAGGTGGGCTAGAGATCAAATGCCCGTTACAGGGCACGCACGTTGAATACCTGAGAGCAGGGAAGCTGCCTTCCAAGTATCTGCTACAGGTTCAGGGTTGTATGTTTGTTACGGGCAGGGGATTTTGGGATTTCATGTCTTATCACCCAAAGATGCGGCCATTTATGATCCGTACCTACCGGGATGATGACCTGATCAACGAGCTTGTCACAAATCTACAAGAGGCCGTCCTGCTGATTGAAGAGGGCGTGAATAAATTCCAATGGGATGGAGTGAATACATGAAAGGCGTAAATAAAGCAATTATCGTCGGTACGGTGGTAAAAGACCCTAGTATCAGACAATCAACGGGCGGCGTATCCGTAGCCAACTTTTCTCTGGCTACCAACTTCAAAGAGACAGCGACATACCACGACTGCGTAGCATTCGGGGCGGTTGTGGATAACTTCCTTTCCAAGTATGTTCATAAAGGCTCTAGGCTGTATGTCGAGGGCCGTCTACAGAACTCCAGTTACGACAAGGATTTTGGGGATGGTCAGAAGCACAAGGTGTGGAAAACTCAGGTGGTTGCGGTAACAATTGAGCTTGTGTACAACCCTGAGACCGTAGAGCCTACTCAGCAGGATATGGCAGCAAGTTCGATACCGGATGAGTTTGACTTTGACGATGACATACCGTTCTGATGGAAACTCACGCTGTCTACAATGAGGAAGACCTCAGGACTGTATTCCGCTCTGCTGCGCGTGTATTGCAGAAAGAAGGGCAGGTGTCGATAGCGTTTTCAAGCGAGGGGATGGACTGCAAGGTGTTTTCGCTGCGCGGTCTGTCCCAAAACGCCCTGTTTCACATCTGGCTACGCGAAGCTGCCAAGTTTACTTTTAAGAGCAAGGTATCGGACATCGAGCTAGAGAGCATGAAGCGGTACTGCAAGATGCGTTGCTACAGCGACACCAAGCAGAGCTTCCTAGTGCAGACCTTAATTAACCCTCAGACCAAGCAGAGAAAGACAGATCTCACATCTAGTGGCAACTGGACTAAGGGTGAGATGACGTTCTTCTTGGATTGGATGCAGTCGTTTTTTGCAGAAGAGGGGCTACTGTTAGAAGCACAGGGCGATTATTTAGAATATAGCGGAAGCCAAAACCAATGAGAATTGCAATTTATGATGTCGACAGCAAGATCCCTAATCTTGCCTTGATGAAGATCTCGGCGTGGCACAAGCAGCAGGGTGATCACGTTGAGCATTACATGCCATTGTTCCGTGATGAATACGACAAAATATATGCGTCCAAAATATTCAATTTTAGTGATGACTCAATGCTAAGTGATGAGCGCATGATTATAGGTGGCACTGGGTGGGATATGAAAAAGACTCTGCCAGATGAGATCGAAAACATGGTTCCCGACTACAACATCTACAACTATCCACACAACATTGGGTTTACCATGCGCGGCTGTCGATTGAAGTGCAGTTTTTGCGTTGTTCCAGAGAAGGAGGGTAAACCCTACGGGGTGATGACGATACCTGAAATTTGGACACAGAGGACATCAGACTTTGTGGTTTTGCTTGATAATGATTTTTTCGGAAACCCAGCGTGGCGAGATCGCATCGCAGAAATTAGAGATCTAAATCTTAGAGTCAATTTTAATCAAGGGTTAAATATACGCAATATTAAGTCAGAGCAAGCAGAAGCACTCGCCAGCGTCAATTTTCGGTCATTGTCTGGTAAAACAAAATCAGTCAACTTTGCGTGGGATGATCCTCGCCATGAAAAGCTGATCCATAAGGGGATCCAGACTTGCCTTGATGCGGGAATTAAGCCATATCAAATGGGCTTTTACGTTCTAATTGGATATCACTCTACACCAGAAGAGGATATGCACCGTGTTGAGGTGTTACGCAGCTACGGTTGCGATCCGTTTGTAATGCCATATAACAAGGAAGACCCGTACCAGAGAAAATTCACCAGGTGGGTGAATCACAAAGCTATATTTAACACCGTTAAGTGGGACGATTATAATCGATGAGAATAAATCTAGAGATGGATGAAGAAGAGACAGAAGAGTTAATGGAAGTAGCGCGGCACGTTGCCAAGCTATCGGACATACTTGATGAATTGAAAGACCAACTAGAGGAAATCAAAGACAAACTACAAGAGATTAAGGATGGCCTGTGAAAGATTATTCTATTGAGATAAAGGTTAAAAATAACTATCTACTGACTCAAATGAGACAGCGGGGATATCAGACAGCAGCAGAGCTTCATAGGGCTTCTGGCGTGACTCAGACTGAAATCGGAAAGATGCTTAATCTCCAGATCGCACCTGTGAATAAGGTTGGAAGAGTCCGTACATCCGTTCAGAAACTTGCCGACTTTCTGATGATTGGCATTGAAGATATGTTCCCGCCCCAAAACATCCTTGATCCCCTAGAGGCTAACAAGGCGCAGGTCGAATTGAATATGTCTGAACTGATGTCTAGCAATTTTTTAGAGAACAAAACCGCCGAGCAACTGTTAATAACGGAACAAGCGCAGTCTGACATTTTTAAAGCTCTCAATTCGTTACCACCCCGCATAAGAAAGGTTATCACAATGCGTCATGGTATCCAGGATTATGACCGAGAGCATACGTTCACCGAAATTGGACAGCAGATCGGGCGTTCCCTTGAGCGATCAAGACAGATCTATAACAAAGGAATGAGACGCTTACGAAACCCCACGCGGTCAGGAGACCTAAAAGCATACCTAGAGGATGACCTATGAATACTGTAAAAGAAACACTTTACGCAGCGGCCACAACCATACTGTTTCTGTTGATGCTGATGATGATGCTCAACGGAATCTTCTCCTAACTCGCTCCCAGGCAACCAGAATGCATGAATACAAAAGCATAATACTTAAATGGATTGATGGAGATACAGTCGATGTGGATATTGATCTCGGTTTTGATTGCTGGCTTCACGGTCAGCGTATACGCCTTGTTGGCGTGGATACCCCAGAGTCTCGCACAAGAGATCTGGAAGAGAAAAAATACGGACTACTTGCCAAATCATTTGTCCAATCTTTCGCGCCTGTCGGATCAGAGGTCGTACTCAAGACCACCAAAAAGGGTAAGTACGGAAGGTATCTGGGTGACATCAAGTCAGGACGCAAATGGATCTGCAATGAACTCATCAAAGCCCACCATGCGGTGGAGTACTACGGACAGAGCAAATCCGATATCAAACAAGCCCACATGAGAAACAGGAGCCTCTTAAATGGCAAATCTAACGCTTAGTTTTAATCTAGCATCAAACCCAGAGGTCAAGGCAGACTTTGAAAAGGCCAAGACAAAAGCCTCTGAGGCCACTGGCCTACGCCTAACAAACGCCCAAACACTAGCAAAAGTCCTTGCATACTACCTCGATGAACAACTGACAGATGAACCCCCGCTCACAAATGGCAATGCCTCACCAGAAACTGGCTATAAGTCTCCCTACGGATAAACCATGCCAAACGTCAAGATAACATCCGCTGATACTTGGTTCTCCAAGTGCATCAGAGAAGCTGCTGATTGGACTTGTGAGTGCTGCGGTAACAAGTATGAAGAGGGCAGTATGGGTTTACACTGCTCTCACTACTTTGGCAGAAGGGCCAAATCCCTAAGATTCTGTCCAGACAATGCTTTTGCTCACTGCTTTGGATGCCACCAGAGGCTAGGTTCTAACCCTGATGACTTTCAAAGATGGATGGTAGAGAAGGTAGGTGAGGGCATGATGGAGATCTTACGAGAGAAGCGTAACGATATTGGTTTGGCTAAGTCCATCAATAAAGACTTGAAGGGCGTAGCCAAACACTATCGAGAAGAACACAAACGACTGAAGGCTCTGCGTGAGCAGGGTCATTTGGGTATTTTAGATATTATTGAATACTAATCGTCTTGCCGTTCAAGAAATTCCTCTGCTCCACCGCCAAACATATTGTAGTACCAACGCCCAACCAGAGGGATGCTTCTCGCGGCTTTAGGGTCAATATCGTCGCCTTCTGCAATCGCCTTCATAGCACCGTAAGCGTCTGTCGATAGATTTGCATATACACTAATTGGAGGGGCAACCGCCTCTGCAATCACGCCCACTACATTTCCTTGCCGCAGGTTTTTATCTACGCTGTATCTGGATGTCATTGCGGTAGCAAGCATATAGTCAATAAAGTTGTCAGGAACTCTATCTATTTGAAACTCCCTTCCTTGCATCCAGTTTTTTGCTTCTTGAACTGACGCATTACCAAGTCCAACTATGGTAGCGTATGCTAACGCTTGCTTACCCGCCTCTGCGTAGTTTCCTTTGTTTTTCTGTCTTATTACTCTATCATGTATTAGCTCTAACTGTTTCAGTCCGAATGACTTGAGTGAATACAATATTCTTCCGTCTGGGATCTCCAAATACTTTTGCGGCATATCTGAAAGCGTCACTGGCTGTGACCCTGTAAGCTCCATAAACATGAGTAACTTTGAGTTTTCTGACACCTTCCCTGCTGCCAAATCACTCACTAAACTATCAAATTCCTTGCCAAACGCCCCGCCATATTCTTCTTTAAGTCTTCTTATTCCTTTTTCCGACTTTGCTAACGCGGTGTTTTTATTCCATGCTGATTGGAGTAATGTATTTTTTCCAAACCTATCAACAAGGCTAAATCCTGAATACTTAAAAAACGCATCCTGTACGTTCTGAGCAATGCCCTGTACGTCAGACAAGTCCTGAGATATGTGTTTCTCTAAACCATAGTCTTTTATATTAAGTACGTTTTTCCCCGTAATAGTTTCAATCACACCCTTAAACGTGTTCCTTCCACCAAATCTGTAAGCGTTGACAAACAAATCTCCTAGCTGCGTTGTTGCTGCTATTGGATTGCCTAATAATATCGTGTTCCCAACCGCTTTTAGATTTTGAAAAAATCTGTGTGGTGACTGTTCTCCTGCGCCAAATCTTGCGTTCAGGAGTGTTTTTATCTCTTGTTCCCCTCTGTCTGTGATTACGCCATCATCTCTAAGACGTTTAGCATACGCCCCTATACTAGATTCAAAGTTAAGCTCCCCACTTTTGTTTTTTGGAAGAACCCCACCTTTATTAAAAAACTTGTATTTCTCAACGTGATCCACAGCTTTATTAATATAATTTACCAATGAATCCGTTGCGCTAGGACTGTAATACTGCATAAGCTCGTCATCTACATTGTCTATTTTCCTCTGTTTTAATGCTCCAGGCTTTCCCTTTGGTAAATACTTATTGCTGCCAGCCAAATAATTATCTACAACATTTTGTTTCTGTGCCTCTGTAAGATCAGATACTTCTTTGCCAAGTATTTGCGCTTTCTTTGCATACATTCCTTCTAATACAGGGTTTTTATTTTGTAGACCGTAATATCTACGGATGCCAGAGCTATCTAACACGCTTCGGGGGAAATATTCTCTTTCGCTTAAATATGGGACATCATAACCTACAGCGGTATCTGTATAGTCATAAACTTCTCGCAACACATTTTTTACATTGTCGAGTGTCTCTTGGACTGTAGAGGTGTATTTATTGCCATCAATGTTAACGGTTACATTCTCTATTCCATTGTCTATGGCTAACTGCCCCGCTCCATCATAATCTCCATTGTATAACCGCTTGGTAAACTCTGGTCTTATCGATCTTGGCAGTTGCTTTTCAAGTTCTGCAAAGTTAGATATTTTTTGCGTGAACTCTACGGACTTTGTTTTGAGGTCATATTCTAATCTTTTAACCCTTCCCGCTAGTCCCTCATCAATGGTCTTTAATCTTTGGATCATGGTAGCAACATACTCACCATATAAACTTGAAGAAGAGCTTTGGTTTTTTTCAAAGGCGTTTTTTAGCTCTGACGCGGCCCTGCTTAACTCTTTTTCTGGTATTTCCAAAGGCTCCGTAGATTGCCCAATCGCTTTTATTACTTGCTTCTGATCTAAACCTAACCTTTCTGTTGCCGCCACAAGCAAGTTACCATCTGATATGCCTTCTTCTTGTAGTTGAATAATTTTGCTGTTCAATGAATCAACTATTTGATTAGCGTTTTTTTGTGCAGCCGGTGTTTTAGCTGATGTTAATGCTGTTCTTAAAGCGTTATATCCAGGCTTTATGGATCTAACAACCTTGTCTACAGCGGGGGCAAGAACCGCACCACCTGCTGCTGAAGCCGCTGTCATCAAGGGGTCTATCTTGCCCTCCTCTGCCAATCCCCTTGTTGCCTCAAACCCGCCTCCGACCAACCCACCAATCGCGGCCATAGCTTTTGGTGTTTGACCAACAGGTAGTAATGTTGTTGGATCTACTAATGCTCTTGTAAATGATCCAAACAGACCTGCTGCCCCTGTACCTTCTGTTTCTGCTAACCTAGTAAGCTCTGGATATTTCTGCTTTTCTGCCTCACTTCGTACCTGCTGTATTCTTTCTCGCCTTTCGTTGTAAGATAAATCTCTAAAATCTTCTCCATAAAGCTCTGTTGGAGAGGCATAGAAACCATGTCCAGTTGACCCTGCAAATATATTTCCCACAGGCATTGCTGCTTCTAACAATATAGACGCATTTTCCGTAAACGATTCCGTCCTATCAAACTCGTAAGCAAATCGTTCTCTAGCCGAAAAGTCATCCATTGTTTTTTGTTTTGACTCATAGGGCAAACTTTGCGTTTTAGCATAGTTTATTATTTGTGCGTCTGTTGCCCCCTCTGGGTGAACGACTGTTATGACCTCTCCAGAAGGCGATGTTACTTGTGTCTCTGGCATTATTTACTTCCTCAAGATGCCCCATTCGCCTTCTTGAATTTCTATTTTTCCTGTCCTTAACGTATCTCTACCTATTTCATTCTCTATCTGTTTTTCAAGCATCCTAATTACTTCTGTTAGTGATACGTTTTGTTTTTCGCTATAACTATGCACTAGATCAACAGCCAATGCTTTACCTGCCGTTTCTTGATCGTTGCTTGTTCCTCCACCCATCAAAGCAAATAAATTATTATCTTCTAATACTCTGCTGCCCTCTAATATATCCTCAATCTGCTCTCTACGGCTTTTTGACAAGACAGGTACATTTCTTTGAGGCGTTGTTCTTTGTACTTCAGCAATACTGCCTAACATTTCACCTGTATCTCTGTTTATCCTCACAACCATATTTCTTTCAGTATTAGGATCATAAATGTTTCTAAGCTCTATATTCGGTGTTTGTAACCTGATATTTTCATTGTTTATTAGCCTCAACTGTTGCAGAGGAATATAAGTATTTTCGGCTTGCAACACGCTCTGATAAGGACTATCTGTAGGTAAAGAATTTACGAGGCTTGCTCTAAGAGAGTCAGCCGCAGCACGTTCTGCCTCCCTATCCTCCTGCGACTGTTCAAAAGATATAAGACTATTTTGAAAATTTGTTTCATTACGCTCCGCCTGTTCTACTGCTCTGGCTTCGGCTGATGCTTGTAACGCTGCTGTCGTTTCATCTCTTGCTATCTGTCTTTCTTCTGCTCTTTTTGCTCTTGCAGCCGCCTCCTCAGATAAATCAAGTGATCTTTCTGCTCGTTTATCTGCCTCTTGCTGTCTATTACGCACCCTTTCTTGTTCATCAAGGGTTCTCCTTTCTTCCAGTGCAGCCCTCCTAAGTTGCAAGGCTTGTGTCGGCGCAATATCTTGTATTTCAGTAGATAATTTAACCAAATCTTCTGGTGTGGATAGATCAGCATCTTTTAATGAATCTCTTAATTTTTCAGACTCTGTTCTGACATCAAGGCCCAACATACGTCCTACGCCTTGCCGTATATTTTCTCTGCGAGTCGGTAACTGTCCTGCTATAGACGCTACTAAAGGTGCTTGTGTTGCAGACAACCCTCTTAGATTTCTAGTAAGTTGTGTACCTAATAACGATCCTTCTTGAGCCAGACGCAATCTTTTTTGTTGGTCTGTTTCAAGTATATCGCCAAATAAAGAAGGTATATTAATAGCCATGTTATGCCTCTATAAATACACTATGCTTCCATCAGCCATAGTTACTGGTGTTACTTGCGGATTAAATACTTGTCTTGCCGCAGCCTCCGATTGATTTTTTAGAGCATCTTGAATCATTCCCATTGCTTCACCAAAACCCCCTCTTAGGGTTGTTGGTTGTGGCTGAGACTGCGCTCTTTGCTCACTTGCTAATAAATCAAATAGTCCCTGATATTGCTGCTGTCTTAGCGCGTTTCTGAGAGCTTCAAATCCTAACTCAGACTCTACAGCCGCCTCACCTAACGCAGCACCAAGACCCAAACCAGTTCGCTCAAGATCTGTTGCAAGTCTTGTTGCCTGTAATTGTGGTGTTAGTGTCCTGAGAAGCTCTTGCTGCGGCACAAATGCTGTTGGTATTGCAGACAGCCCTAGTTGCCCTAACAGGCCCATACGGCCCCTAAACTCTTGTAGACCCTGTAGTGTCTGTCCAGACTGCAAGGCTTGTTCCGCTCTGGCTTGTTCCAAAGCAGATACGGCTGATCTAGCTCTCTGCTCTTCGATGGCCTGATTTAGTGCTAGTTGCTCTGGCGTACCACCGTAGGCGGCTGTTCTGACACCAGTTCGACCTTGACCTAACAAGCGTTCTTCAAGCTGTAATCTGGCTCGTTCCCTTGCGGGTTCTTGTGCGGCCTCAAGTCTGGCAAAAATATCTGCTTCTCTACCTGTCCTTTGACCTGGATCTTGAGTAAGCATACCAATCAGTGCGCTTTGCTCTTGCTCTCTTGCAGCAGGATCATTCAAGAAATCAAACGCGCCTTGCCCAAACCCTGTCAAAGCTCGTTGTACATTCGCTTCTTCTGGACTCAAAGCAAGTTCGGTTCCTTCTCTGGAGATCGTTGCGGCAGAAGGTTGACCAAAAACATTGGTGCTTGTTACGGTAAACGGCCTAAATTGCGATTGCCTTTCTACCTCACCAATCAGTCCACCTTCCATCTGTGGAAAGTCTGGTGAACCCGTCAACGCTCTCATTGCTTGTTGACGCGCATCACCAATATCTGAAATGCCTCTCTCAGTCAGAACACCCTGACCAATGGCTCCTATCAGACCCGCAGCGGGACTTCCCAAGAAGTTACCAAGCCCCTGTTGAAAGGAGTGTAATGGGTTATGTGACATTAGTAAGTCCCTCCATCAAGAGTGGCGGTAAATGTCGTTGATACCGTCAGGTTTGCAGCGGTTGTTGTGCCTGTAAGTGTTGGCCCTGCAACATCTGCTTTTGTCGCAACTGCTGTCGCTATGTTGTCAAACTCTGTGTTGACTTCAGTACCCTTGACCACCTTGGCAGCGTTACCAGATACAAGAGCGTCTTTAGCCGCAAAATTTGTGGTTTTTGTGTAATCAGTCATCAAACAATCCTTCCTAAAAGTGCATGAATATTTAATTGCTGTATCGCAATAGATTTACCATTTACAGTGCTTTCGACCCCAACAGACACCACAGCCCCAGACCCAGACGTATTTATTTTTTGTCTGTTTATCAGATTCAAAGATCCCGAATATTCTGCGGTGGTGTTGTATTCCGATATATTGTATTGCGCTGCATTGTTGGCTGGCAGCGTATACACCTGCTTTTTGTAAGCATTTGAGTAATCATAAGACCAGTTCAACACCACGGGAGCTTCCGCCCCATCAAAAGTTGTAAGATTTACTTTTTTCAAAAATTTAAGAACAGAACTATCACCAAACGCCAAAGGGTGTGAAAAGTAACTTAACTGATATGCTCCATTGTTATCGTCATACCCCGCATATTGGGCAAGACCTGTGGAAACACCTAAGTAAATCGTATCATCTGCTAGATTTGTAAAACTCAACGGCGCAATGGCTGTCCATGTAGTTGCCCTGTGCGACCCGTCCTGCAAAGGAAATCGAGTATCAAACACAAAAACCTGCTGTAATGCAGGAAAGTTGACTAAAACAAATGCTTCTTTTGCACTATACAGTGTCTTTATGTTGCCGGTTTCAGAAGCAATCAGAGCTTTGATATCGCTGTTTACATTCTTGGATATATCACCAATCGGTGAAGACTTTTCCTGTATTGTCCTTGCAATGCTACGCATCCCAGATCTATCAAGGAATAATAGGTCTTTACCCGTCGATACAACACAATCACGCGACACACAACCAATGTTTGATATGGTGTCTGCCAAGGTCATTGAGGCAGGTGATTCTGCGCCAGAGTACAGCAAGATAGAATCCTGCCCAAAAATCACTAAAAAGTCGTTATGTGCAGCAAGGGCCACTATTTCATCGTAGCCATTTGGCCAGAAGTTAGAGATATCTATCGATCCTGATGACCCAGAGTTCCAATCTGTGCCGTCTAATACATCGCTAAAAAATACCGTTGATTTATCTGTAGCAAAGTCAGCAACAAACAAACGGCCAAATGCAGCTAAAACTTCGTTAGCCTGTGGCGGTGTACCAGATGCTCCGCTGTGAGCTGACATCTTTTGCACAGCACCTGCACTGTTTGAATAAACTAACGGCTCATGGCCTCGCTGAAAAAAGTACGCCTTACTGTTAAAGTTAACGATCTTCCAATTGTTTGCTGATACTGTATAAGAACCTGGAGTAGCGTCTGCCAGTGTAGATGTCCCGGTGAATATCTTGTTATTACCTGCTGTAAAAACCTTAGTGTTTCCTGCCTCATCTCTAAACTGATGCACAGCCTCTACGCCAGCAGAAGAACCTAAAACACTGCTGCCATTAGATGACACCATCTCATAGCCTTTACGGGCAGCAATCCGACCCTCTTTGTCAATGATGCAGTTGTCTGCAACTGACGCAAAAGTGGGGTCTTGAGCTAGCGGTGCATCTTGAGTGTTGATACCCGCAAAGCCTGGAGCCGTTATTGTAATGCTTTGTAGTCTCTGAGCCATTAGTTCACCTGAAACGTAAGCTCCGCAGGATAGCGATTTGCGTCAAAAGCTATTGCGTCCGACAAGGCCGTAGATGCAACGGCAAATTGTTCTGCTGCAGATTGCCCACCTGTCTCTCCGCGCTCTCGTAGGGCCATTGCATATGCAAGCTGTATGACAGGATTACTAGGAATAGAAAGCGTGTCGGAGTCAGAGGTAAGATCTGCTTGCGGCACTACAACGTCAAATCGTAAAGAAAATATAGCGTTTGGCTCTGGATATAACTTTATCTTGAGATCATTGTTAGTGTCTGTGCCAATAAAAGTAAAGTAGTCAGGCGATCCCGAAACTACAGCCGTATTGTAATAGACATTGTTGAAATATGACTTGCTACGTTGGTACATAAACTTCTGGGATGTTGTGTTCATAACATCTTTTACGACAGCCTGATCTCCGCTACCAGTTATAGAGTATTCGCTTGTCCCACTGGCCGTGCTTATAGTTATCGCATCCCGCAACGCAGTCCAATCAAATGAGTTTTCAACAACCTTCTTGGCATCATTTACCAAGTCACCGATGAGACTTGAGTAGTCTGTGCCATTTACTGTATCTACCTGATCCTCTCGTAACCTTCGCAAGACATTATTTATAAGGTCTAAATACGTCATGCTAACAACCTCCGTATTAGCCCTGAATATTGTGATACGTTGTTCATTTCAAATGACATTGGCTCAAATAACTTGCTTGGCTCTGACATCACCGCCGGTACAATCTGTGGAGTAGTAACCATAGCTAAAAGTCCTGTTTGTGCAGGTCTCTGAGGGAGGGATACAAACTGATCTGTGCCTTTCGGTTGGTCATCAATTACAACATCTCCCTCTAGAAATACATCAGTTCCAGGCATTGCCATGCCGCCTTCTCCAGTTGCACCCGTTGCCCCAGTTGCGCCTGTATTACCTGAACCACTTGTACCGCTTGTACCACTTGTAGTGGATGTTTTTGCTGTTGTAGTTCCTACGCTGTTTGTAGCACTACTACTAGACTGATTATTATTCCCAGTATTGCTACTTCCATTTGCATCTCCCGTACCTGCTGATGGTTCTGGACGGCCAAGAATACTGATTGCATCCGCGTTGTCCGTCATTCCGCTAAGTATCCTTAGCAACTCTTGAAAAAAATTAGGATCATCTTTGCCATAAATTTCTGACATCTGACCTATTGTTAAGCCTCTGTCATTTGCATCGTCAATTACAGCAATACGGGCTTCTTCATCTCCTGCTCTCGCCTTATCAATGGTCTCTTGAGGCAACGGCGGCAACGGGCCGATTGTTGGTTGGTCAGAATCAATACTACTTACGTCTATTGTGCTTGGCGGTATTGTCGTTTCCGTGAGATTACCCTCTGGTAATGCGTTTCCTAAGGCATCATATCCACCCGCCATCAGAGCAGCATTAACCTCTTCTTTAGGTATACCCAGTGCTTGTGTTACAACGTCTGAGCTAAATCCAGAGTTACGCAAAAACTCAGCTACTTTATCTACCCTTTGATCTTCAGGTATCTGATTCTGTATCTGCGTAAGAACATTTACTACATTGTCGAATAATGCTTCTTCTCGCTCAAACATTCCCTCTGTATCAGAAAAATCAGGTCTACTTATTTGATATAAAATGTCATCAAGCAAACTCATTTCAGCAGGATCACCGAGAACTCTATTTTGGTATCCGACTCCGGTGCGACCCAACGTCACATTAGACATATCTCTTACCCTTTCCCATTTGAGCCGCCATAGAAAAATGCAGCACAAGTACCCAATATACCGCTCAACTGACCTAAAACTAGGCTAATAATGGTTTCATCATTTTGATCGTGAGGCATGATTGTTACTGCCATGACATACGCTCCGTACAGTATTAACGCCAAGATGCAAAACACCTTTGGTGTTATGTCACCAGAAAACTTGCTTCTGGCGTCTTTACGATCTTCAACCTCAGTCTTAAATGACTCAAGATCTATTTCCATCTCACGGATGCGATCTTTAAAATCCTTATCCGCTTCTTTCAGCAACACAGCCTTTTCAGGTTCTCGCTCAATCAAATCCTCTATTTCGTTGGCCGTGGCATCTGGCATCCCTAGCTTTTGTGCTGCCATCTTGACAGCCATACCTGCCATCGGCCCACCTGCTGCACTGGCTATAGTCGGAGCTAGGGACTTTAACAGTCCACCTAACTTCATTCTGTAGCCTCTTCTACAATCTCATCAATGGTGTCGCACACATCTGGCACAACAACACCCGTGGTTGCAGATAACGCTCCTCTACCAACTGCCCTTACACCCTTGTAAAACTGACTACAATATAGCTCTTTATTAGCTATAACTTGCTCGACAGAGGTGCAGCTTGGCAAACATACCAAAATTCCAATACTAACTAGCTTCCAGTTCATCAGCGATTTTCTCCAGATCTTCTTTATCTTGCTTGCGTATATCAGTAACTTTCTTAGCAGCGTCTTCTCTTTCTTCAAGATACTGCTCAAGTCTCTCTGCATACCCTGCCATCATGTGATCGGATATCCGGTCTTTCAAACCGCCGCGATCTACCTTCCTGAATAGCTTGCCGGGGTTCACAACATTTGTGCCGTTGTTAGCAAAATACAACATGGTCTGGCTTACACTGGGGCCATAACACAGTCTTGGTATCCTTGACACGATATCACTGCCCTGTACGCACGATATCTGATAGTCCAAGTCCATAGGCCGCTTAAATCCTTTGAAAAACGTATTAGGTTTACCAAAGGTCACAAGATTAATGTTCTTGTGCTTTTTGTACATTTTTGCAGCAGATAGCTCTGCCAACGCACCACCAAGGCTATGCCCACAAAATAGTGTGCGCTTCTTCGGATCAAGATGTTGCTGTATCACGCCCCATATAGATGCGTGTTGCAGCACAAACCCGCCATGACACAACCGACCTGCGTATGGCACAGGCATGACATTAATGTCTGTCAGAACATCCAACTTCTGTTGAGTGCCTCTAAAGGCAATCACATCAATGCTTTTGCGTTTAGCGATATATGCTGTTGCGCTCGTCCATTTATTCTCTACCTTAATCGCATCTCTAACGTCATCTTCATAAGCCTTCTCAGACCAACTCGATGCCATTTTTAACAGTACAGGATCTAATTTCATTTATTTCTCGACGTTTAGTGGGTTGTCTAATATGCGTTGTATGCGTTCTTCGAGGTCATCTCGCATCTCTCGCAGTTCGTTGTCTATGTCTCGTAAACTGTCATTTACACGCTCTTCAAGAGCATAAACATCATCTCGTAACTCTCTGGTCGCAATCGCAACCGAATCATCTGTATCTCTCGCTACCCGCTCCACAATATCAATATCTGCTTGTAGCCGGTCTATGTTATTGCTGAGTTCCACAATATCTTGGTCAATCGCTCTTTTAACTGTCTCAATCAACACTTCTGCCGCATCTAGCTTTGTATCTAGTACCGCTAGCTCTTCATCATAAGAACTAAAATCTGGGGAGACATAGGAAACGATTGCCTCTTCGGCTGTTAAAAGCCGCTGATACAACTCAAAGCCGCCCCACAATGCAGCTCCTATGCTCCCCAGAAACGGGATAACAAGCAGAAGTTTGCCTCCAGATACCTTGAGGTCGCCAAACTCTACCTCTGCCATTGTAACTCCACTAGGTTGTTATAACCTTCATTACCCGTCACACGCAGCACACCCAGAGAATCTGCCTGAATATTGTTTGATGGATAGGGCTGCGTAGACGGATAAAACTGTGGTCTGTCCGACAATTCAATATTGTACTGACTAAATTCAGGGTTATTAGATATAAGAAATACCGCTAGGCTCTGGTCAGTAAACCCTCCCGTATCTCCCAGTTCATCTAATTCATTCTCTAAACTCTGGTTTATATCCTGTTGGCTCATGCTTTGTATCTGAGCTTCTGCCCGTTGTACTGTGCGCTGTTCTTGCTGGCTTGGTGGAGCAACATCGAAGCGACTAAAATCTGGCATTTGAGCAGATAAGAACTGTCCTATCGACTGACCTGTAGCAATCGCATCATTAAAATCCTGCTCAAACTGCATTTGACTTGGAGGGGCTAAGTCCTCTTGCGTCAAGCCATTTGACTGCTGCTGCTCAGACTGATTATTTGCTGTTTGTGCTATTTGCTGCTGCATACCTGCAATAGTCTGATCTGGGCCTGCGTCATCCAATGAGCCAAGATTCTGCGTCCTAGAGCCAAAAGACTGAGATTGTCCTGATAAACTCAAAGCAATACCTACCACATCCACAGATGGTTTTACGGTAGCACTGACTCTTTCAGCCGCTGGTTCTGCTCTAGTTTCAGCAGCTACTTCAACAGGGGCCGCTTGTGCCTCTACAACTTGCGCTTCTCGAACAACTGGTTCTGCTCTTATAACTACACGCTCTGGAGCAGGCTCTGGCCTTGGCTCACGAGTGACCTGGACTACCTCCGTTACAGTCTCCACAACTTCTACTGGTCGAGCTTCACGCGCTTCTTCGATTTGTGCAGACTCACCTGTGATTTCTGGTGCTTGCCGCTGTTCTTGTTGAATTGGCTCACCTGTTGGCATACGGCTTTCTATCTGTGGCCCACCAAAAATTTGCTCTTGAGGTGCGTCCTGATAGACCTGTGGCTGCGCTAACTGTGTTAGCACCCTTGGTCTTCCCATTGCATCAGGTTGGTCAAGGTGCATAAAATCATCTGCTGAGTCACCAAACACAGTGTCCGTTGCCTGTTCTGCATAGCTAGGGGGAGCAGAGGCCGCTTCTCCACCGCCACCGCCTTGTTGCTGGTCTAGGGTACTTGCAGACATAATTAGACTTGCAACACCGTTGTTAACCTCAAAACTCGTTGGGCCTCCATAATTCATAATGTCGGTAGTCGTAAATCCATTCATTGAATATTCTTGCGTCCATGAGCCGCCGTAGCCATCTCCGTTTGGAAAATTAGGCCCGCCATACCACCCAACAAATGCCTTATGATGAAAATTCACATTGACATCTTGATACTCAAACTTAAATCCACCTGTGCGATCTAGCGTCAATCCAAAGGTATTCTCGTTTGTAGTTGCATACTGTCGAACCTTGTTCCATAAAAAACTGGTAGAGTCCGAGTCTGTTTTATAGAAATATCCAGCATCCGCATCGTTGCTTGTATCATCTAAGTCTGTCCACAATGGGGCTAACATATAGGAAAAGCTGCCTAGTCCGTATGTATTTGGCATATAAGTGGGCATCCCTGACAGGTGGGAGTATCCGCTGCAACAAAAACCACGCAATGGTGCTGACTGTGCGCCTACCCCAGTTGTAGGGTTGTACATCAAAACAAACCCATTCGTACTCATCCAAGCATGAGTGAAGACTTGATCTAACCACGGGAATGTATGACCCATCTCCACTGAAACAGCCTTATCGTCAACGCCACTCATCACCTGTGTCATGCCGTCTGGAGACAAGTTGTCCGCAAAAGTAACAGTCGGGAATAAAAAGATGGGTAAATACTTCTTCACCTTACTCTCCGATCTGGCTCTGGTATTCGATCAGGATTAGCTTCCCATAGAGCTTTTGCCTCATCACCTATCTTTCCATCATACGGACAAGGAGTTCCTGCGCTCATCATGCTTGACCATACGCGATAGTCCTGACACATGAGACTAACTGCTGCGACCCGCATACCCATGTCATATAGGGTCTTACCTAACTTAATTCGCTCACAATTTATATCTCTGACTGAACGCCCCGTAGACAAACCTAATATCTGTGTCTGAACTGCCCCTGATATGCCTGTTGTGCATAGGTCTTGGCTATAGCTGCTGCCAATACTTGGCGCAATAGCACTTGGCGGGGGCGACTCTACTTTTTGTGTCACTCGCTGTGTTGAGTCGCTAATGCTCTGGCTATTGTTCACGTTGTTGTTTGTGTTTAACGCCGTAATGTCACTAACGCTATTTGTGGTCGTAAAACTAGTACTGTTTGACGTTGTGTTACTTGTTGTGTTGTTAGTATTTAGGTTTGTATTGCTGTTTGTTGAAATTGTATTGTTTATGTTTGTATTCGTGTTGTTGCTCGTACTTGTATTTATGTTTTCAATCAGACCATTGTAATCCATTGAATTAACATTAGTATTTAGATTAGTCCCACTCGTAGTTGTGTTGATCGTTGAGTTGTTAGTGTTGGTGTTGGTTGACGTTCCTGTGTAGTTCGTTGTGTTCGTGTTATTGTTTGTGTTGACGTTGGATGATGAACTTGTGCTTGTTGCAGTTGTAGTAATTTCTGTCTGCGTCTGTCCAAAAACAGGCATAGCAAAAATGCTCAACATTGCTAAAACCAATAGACGTTCCATCAACCATACCTCTAACTTGGCTCCGTAGGCCAAGTAATGTCATTAGGAAATCCTGACTGAGCAGAAATGTCTCTCAACGCTTGTCTATAGGCTTTCCATTCGTCCGACAACACAAGATCGCTTCCCGCTCTCCAATCTGTTTCTGCTAACTTTAAATTTCTTTCATTCCTTGCTTCTCTAGCGGGATGTTCATTTGCTTCAGTCGCCCTTTCTGCAATTAATGCATTTTCTTCCTCGTCTGTAAGGGCTACGAGTCCATCTTGTGTCTGTCTGTAAACTGTCATTTTTTAACCCTTTAAGATATGCCGTATAACTTAACAATGCCGTCAGAAATGTTTCCACCCGCATGAAACAACCTAATTCCAGTTACAGCAGCAGTAGCAAGCCTTACTCCTGCCCCAATAGTTCTTAAAGCAGCGGTGCTTCTTACGACTGAGTCATCCCAAAACAAGACGGTGTTTGTTGAAGAGTTTGATGGGTCAACGATCCATATCAACGCATTATGGAAGTCACCGGGACTTGGGCCACCATCGTGCATCTCTAAATAAACTGAACCGCCACCTGATGGCCCCGCAGACCCCGCTGAACCGTTTGTGACATATCTCCGAAGGTAATCTCCCTCACTAGTGTCAAAACTTGAGCCTGATGACGATGTTCGTAAGTACATCCTGTGATTTCCTGAACTTGCCACTTGTATATTTATGGCCTGCATAACATACATTTTGTACGTTGAGTCAATCCCCGATGTAATGTCTATCGATGATACTGCGCTTGAGACTGTTGTAGTGGAAATTAAATTCCAAGAACCACCACCTGCATCCGCTAACGAGAGTGTACCGCTACCATTTGTAGCTAATACCTGCCCATTAGAGCCATCGCTTGTAGGCAATGTAAATGTTCCAACAAAACTCGTTAGATTAGCATCTAAAGCCTGTTTGGCGTCTAATTGAGTTTGTATATTTGAGGTAACTCCATCTGTATAATTTAATTCAGCAGTTGTTGCAGTGACGCCATCTAATATATTCAACTCGGCTGTTGTACTAGTTACGCCATCCAGAATATTTAATTCTGCTGTGGTGCTAGTTACGCCGTCTAAAATATTCAGCTCTGTAGCAGTAGCAGTCACTCCATCTAAAATATTTAGTTCTGCCGTTGTAGCTGTTACACCGTCCATTATATTTAATTCTGATGCTGTTGCCGTAAGGTCAGATACTTGGCTTACTGAAACGCTTGTTGCTGTAGGTGCTACGTTTGCCCACGATGAGCCGCCGTAGACCTTCATTACATTAGATGAGCTATTAAAATATAACGCTCCTGTAGCTAAGGCATCTCCATCATTGTCTACAGACGGGTCTGATGACTTAGCTCCTAAAAATATATCGTCAAATGCATCAAACGAATTTGCAGCAGACGTTGCAGAAGATGCTGCTGCTGTAGCACTACTAGCTGCATTTGTTGCAGATGTTGCTGCTTCCGAGGCTTTTGTTGTGGCGGTAGATGCGCTTGTTGCTGCTGATGTAGCACTTCCTAATATCGAGTCTACATAGGCTTTACGAGCAAGATGAGTGTCATCACTGGGGTTGGCACTAGATGTAATTACATTAGAACCAAGGACAATATTGCCTGTCATCGTGCCGCCCGCCAAAGGCAACATGGTATCTAACTGACCTTTATTTACTGCGTCACCCGATGCCGACCCACTAGTAAGCCCGGTAATCTTATTGCTTCCCATAGCAATCGCACCAGACATCGTGCCACCTGCTAGTGGCAGTTTAGTTGCTATGGAGTTTGTAATTGTGGTGTTAAAAGCCGCATCATCATTCAAAGCAGCCGCTAACTCATTCAATGTATCGAGCGCAGCAGGCGCACCACCAACCAGATTAGTCAGTTGAGTATCTACATAACCCTTAGTAGCAGCATCTGTGTCAGAAGACGGAGATGCTAAATTAGTTAAAACAGTATCAGTAAAATCTACTGTTCCATTTACTACTAAGTTATTAAATGTAGATGTGCCAGATCCTGCCGTTACATTACCTGTTACATCACCACTAATATTCCCAGTTATATTTCCGGTTACGTTTCCTGTGACGTTTCCTGTAATGTTGCCAGCAAAATTAGTAGATGCAGTAACAACTGTGCCAGTTATAGCAGCGGCTGATGACCCACCAATAACCATTCCATTAATGGTTCCACCCGTAAACGTAGCGTTAGACGAAACCAATGATGAGTTCGCTGTCACAGTTCCAGATGCGGTTATTGCACCTGTAGTAAGAGATGTTGGGTTGATACCAAACTCAAATATATTGTTACTGCCATCTCTACCAAACAATCGTTTGTCAGCAGTATTTTGAGCTATCTCATAAGCTTCAAGATCAGAGGTAGTAGGTGTATCTCCCGCACCGCCTGTTTCTCGCCTGGGTTTAATTCGTACTGCCATCTACATCACCATTTAACTCTGTGCGACCAATATCTCGCACTGAAAAAATCTGGGTTAGGATCTTGTGCATTGTGTCTCTTGTAATAAGACTTTCTGCGTTTTTTGTCTTTTTCAGACTTGGGATTCTTACCCGCACCTGTTACGCCCTGCTGCCCAAATCTTATTAACTTGGTCTTATCGCCTTTCTTGGCAACAACAACATGACTTTTAGTGGGGTGATTGGGAGTCCTCTTAGCTTTGTTATAAGCAGAGACTCCAGCTTTCTTGAGCTTAGGATCTTTAGCCACGAGATGAAAGAAGGGGGCAAAGCCCCCCTCTATGCCTCATCTTATACGTCTGGAACGCAGAGGATGAATCCTGCTTCTGGACGATAGGCTTGTACACCATACAGAGTATCTGCGGTGTAGAGCGTCGATAAATGCTCTTGCTTGTACTGAGTCTGTGACCTTACAGCCATCTGCTCGGCAAGCATGATTGCATCCTTATGAATAAGGTATGCACCACGAACATCTGAAGAGCCTGAACTATTGCTACCTGCATCCTCAATAACTGGGCAGTTAGATGATACATAAATATCAATACCATATAGCTGACCAATCAAACCACTTTGAGTGGTCTGAGGTGAGGTAAAGTCTGCACTCACATATCGATCGATACCCATGATTGCGGATCGCAGAGTAGGTGGAATAATAAACGAACGATCCGTCATAGGAACGTCATTATCATCCATCTTCTTAATTAGAGCGCGGAATCCCGCGTCTGTAAAGACATCTGCTGCTACAACAGTATCATCGGTGTATGCGGTCAGGCCACTGGACGCATCAACAAAGAATGAGTTGGCGTTCTCAAAAGCTGTACCAGCAGCGGTAGAGCCATCAATAACGACAGTCATATCTAGTGTGCTTGTGCCAAAGCCTGTACCTGCTCGGAACAGATCGTCATCGACCTGCTTGGCAAGTGCATAACCAGCGTCTTCAGTGTAGAAAGCTCTCAGACTCGCTTGAGCCTGTACTTCTACAATGTCCTCAATAAGCCGCGAATACTCGAAATGACGGTTAATAGTAACCTGCAATTCGGTTTCAAGGCTTGCCTGGATTGTTACCGCAGTGGCTTCTGCTTTTGCATTAGCACTTCCGCGAGTTGGTTTAGGAACGTGAATCACATCGCCCTTTGAACCAGAAAAGTTCAAAACTTTTACAAGAGGAGCCATTTTGAGGTTCTTCTCGTATGCAGCGATTACTTCGTCACTCCATATTTCAGGAATAAACGTACCAGCAGCAGTCTTATCTACAGCAGCATTAGCTGTAAAATAAGCACCTGAAGTTTCATTAGCCATCTAAGTCACCTTATCTGACACGATTCTCCGCATAGGCTAGTCTTAACTCTGGCTCCATACTTCGATATCGCTTAGGGTCAGTTTTCATAAGTTCAATAATATCTGCCCTTTTGTAGATCTTCTTACTAGATGTTTGAGTGCTTCCAGTTGCGCCGCCAGTAGATACCTTTTTCAAAGTCTCCTTTCTGACATCTTTTTCAGTAGTATCAGTGCTGTTAGACACTGATTTAAGTTGCTTCCAGTTAGAAAAAAGCTCATCAGCCGCAGCCGAATCAAACTGTTGATCTGCTCTGGTCAACAACTCTGTTCTGATAGGACTACCTTTGACCCAATTTACAAACTCTTGGTCTTGTATAATCTCAGCAACATCTGGATGTTTCTCCAGTAAAACTTGCTTCGCCTGGTTCTGCTGTATCTGAAGCGTAGTTTGCTGTGCCTCTTTTATGAGGGGGTGATTAGCAATCTTATCTTCAACAGCCTTATCAGGGTCTGCAAAAAAATCTACCTCTTGGGCAGGCTCCTTGGCTTTATCATTACTGGATTGATTAAGAATAAAGTCATCAACTACCTTCCTAAGCTCCGTAACCTCTTGCTTCGCGCCGCGTAGCTCTCCCAACTCATTACCTTGATTACCAAGTTTTGTTTCCAATTCTTGGTGCATCCTGATGAGTTCAGCAGGAGACTTGTCACGATATTGCTCTGGAACTTCTGCTACCTCTTCTTGAACCTGCGGTTCTTCAGAGACAGAAGCGTTGACTTCCTCATCTACCTTAACCGGATCTATAATTTTTGCCATCATTAAACTCCTAAGACCTTGTATTGGCTACCCCTTGGGTTCTCTAACCCGCAGGACGTTTACTCGGCTGCCTTACGTTCTAATGCTATCTTTTCTTCTCTTTTCTTTACCCACTTTTCAGATGCTGTAGGAAAATGCCCACTACACCCGTCAAGATGAAAGATCGGAGCAGAAACGATCCTTTTTGCAATTTTACCGCATACAGGACAATCCAAAACATTTGTTCCATGTGAAACAAATTTTTCAAACGTGTGGCCGTCATCGCACTGAAAATCACGAACTAACATCAGACCACCACTGGATATCGCTACCCTGTTGGGTTTTTGCCAGTTCTGCCGTAGTCTCAAGACTTAGCAGAATATCTATAATTTCTAATTTTCCTTTATTTTTATATAACATTTCAAGCGTATGCGTTGATTGTAGATCATTATTAATCTCTCTCAACTGCTCTAAATCTTCTATAACTTTTTTCCAACCTTCCGTTAGAAACATTTCTTGGAAGATTTCATAATCATTATCTTCCATTAGTTAGGTCGTGCCTCTGGCTGCGGAGCAGGTGGAGTCTGGGACGCTTGCTGTAGATTCAACTGTTTCTCTCTCAGCAATCTGTCAGTTACCTTCATGCGGCGTTCAAACTCTTTGTCATCAGCATCGCCAACAGCAAGATTCTTGGTAGCTGCATTAATCTGGTCTGTCTCCAGTTCAACTGGTATTGCTCTGGTTTCTGCCTCCAGTTTCCTTGCTCTAGCTTGTGACTCAACTGCTTGACCTGCAAGAGCCGCGCTCTGTGCGCCTTGGAACTGTATCTGAGACTGTAGTTGTGCTTGTGCTGCCTCTTGAGCCTGTGGATTAGGCTGAGATGCCTGTGCAATAACCTGTACAAGCTGTTCACGATTAGAGATGTTCATATTGTCTATAATCGACTGAATAAGAACTGGATACAGCGGTGAGTCAGTTCCCATCGTCTGGAGCAGTTGTACAAGCTGAGTAACCTCATATTCTCTGGCTATGATGCCCAAAGAGCTTGTAACCTGAAATCTGTAGTCATTTACCGGATACATCTCTGGCTCAAACTGCATATATCGATGAGCAACCTTGGTAACAAATGGTATAAGGAAAGACTCTTGGAAGTTAATTAAAGTACGCTTTGTGCGCTTTATAATCGCTCCCAGACTCATTGAGATGCCCGCTGCAGTAGCTTCTCCATTGATAGATCCAGGTATACCCGCAGAATCTATCGCTCCTGTAGCGGTCTGTACCATCTTCTGAAGAGCGTCTGCCTGAGCAAAAGTTATTTGCGAAACTGTGCCAAAATTAAATGGCTGCAAGACTTCTTGAGGATTGCCATTGGTAAGGAGTAGTTTTCCAGGTCTAACTTCTGGATGCGTACCTCTTGGAATGCGGGTTGCGTCCATAGCCATCATGGGATGAACAGTCAAAGCAAGAGCGTCAATTCTAGCTCTCATCTCTGCATCCAAGGCTTTCTGCGAACTGTAGCCTTTTTCGCATATACCTCGTCCCCAGAACCTTCCAGGCACAATGTCCCAAGGAAACGCCACAACGGGCCTGTCACCCATCATATAGTTATTACGTTCTGCTTTGAGGCAAACACCACCGTTTGCTACAACAACAATTGCCTCAATATACATCCCATCGTCTTCTTCTGCTTCAAAGTCCTCTTCAAGCTCCATAAGCTCTTTCGGGACGAGACCATAGTATTTAGTCAGTCGGATCTTATCGTCTGGCTGTTTAGACAGTTCTGGATCTGCATCGATGTCAGAATCTTGATAGGCAAGGGTAATGTCTACGTCCTTGTAGACACCGACCTCTTGGAGTTGTTCTACTTGGTGGTATGGCACATATTCATCTACGGCCACGCCTATTGCCTCTTCGATAGAAACAGCAACAGGATCAATTAAGAAGTTTCTTGGCTGAACAGGTTTAAGCCTGCAAATGGTGCGGGTCGCAATATTTATGCCAACGGCGGTCATCTGCCCGTCCATAACTGGTTGAGTGGCAGGTTTTGCCTCTTTTGCCTCTTCAATTACGATTTCTGCTATGCCTGTACCGTATACAGCAGCATTAATTAGGCACTCAGCTACACCTTTACGAATCTTGGTCTGGCTAAAATCTTTGTGTAGTTGATTGCGTAAATAGGCAATATCGGCAGTTTCGCCATCTCTAAGATCGTCTTTGATGTCAAAGAACGACCCGCGACCAAAGGTAGCCTCTTCTATCTCAGAGACACCAGACTCTACTGCTTGCTGTAGGGCAGGAGATACAAGGGTAGACCGCTCAGACTCTCTGGTTTTGTCTTCGTCAGAAAATTGACCACGAAACAGTCGATTATATTCATCAAACTTCTTCTCATAGACGTTTGAATAGAAATCTCGCCATGTATTGCACTTGTCCATGACCCAACTACTGACAGGCTGTTCAAAGGCAAATGTTTCTTGGTCAATCATATTAGTACCCTGCCACGCTATCTAAAACGTCAAAGGTGTCTGTTTCAAAGTGCGTAGCATACGATACCTTGGCAAGTTGGTCTATATATGCTAGGGAGTCCACCATATCGTCATGTGTCAGCACATCTGGGAACTGAAATAGCTCATCCATCAACTGATAGTTCCAATCACCCTTATTTAAGGCAATAAGTCCGTTCTCAAACCTGCCCTGTAACGCCCACATAACACGATCGACTTTCTTGCGATTACCATGCGTAAGCTCTACTACATGAAAATATCTGGCATACTTCGCCATCAAATCACTTAGAGGACTCATAACTGCTTGTTTTGCAATGCCTTTTTCTATTCCTACTGACACGGGCCTGTAATTCTGTACTGCCTGGAAGATTTTTACTGCTGTCTGATCTAGCGTCCACCGACCTACAATCATATCGGCAACCCACCAACCATCCTGATTTACCTTTACGACAGCTATTGAAGTGTTATCTAGGTTTTTAGTTTTGTTTTTCTTGCCCATCTCCTCAAAACCAGCGAGGTCAATGGCTATGTAATAGTCACCTTCGGGTTCATTTTCATCAAAATACACCCAATCCTCTTTAAACATCTCAGAGCCACGGGCCTCAAAAGATGCCATGAACTCTTGCCTGAAGGCGTATGAGGACATGGATTTCTTTGCCCGATCTATCTCTTCTCGCTTAATCAAGTTGTTGTCATAGCTTGTGTAATGCCATGCAGCAAAGTCTGGGTCATCTCCAAGTTCAGCATTGCGATATAGGTCATAGAAGTGATTACGGCCCATTGGAGTACCAATAAACAGGGCAGGAGCAGATCTGTCAGCCAGTGCAGGTCTGAGTATGAGTTCCCAGACATCAGGCTTCATGTCAGCATACTCATCCATTACGAGGTAAGAAAGGCTTACACCCCGCATTGTCTCAGGACGGTCAGCTCCTTTGAGGGAAATAATTACGTCATTGAGCAGAGTGATCTGCATATTGTTGACATGGGAGTTCTTGATGACATCTTTGCCGACATCGAGGAGGAGATTCCACATGATGTCTCTGGCTTGCCCCTGAGTAGGGGCTACATAGAATACATGGCCTTTGTCCGACTGTAAGGCATTGACCATGATCAGATAGGCTGCAAGGCGTGATTTGCCTGTCCTACGACCCGCAGCAACTACCTTAAAGCGCGTAGGATCATTCCAGACGGCTTGCTGCCAAGCGAGTAATTGGATATCAAGATTCATGCAGTGCGACTAGCTCTCGCCTTTTTCCACAAATCAGCATCTGCTTTACGCGCACCACCACTTCCAGTAGCAAAAGATCTGACGCGACCCATAGCCCACTGGTTTGCGGTAACTCCAGGTCGTGAGCCAGAAGAGTAGTAAGCACCCATACCCCGCTTCTTCACCTGACTCAAGATGCGAACAGGAATATTGTACTTCTTGGAATAATCAGCAAGTGTTTTCGCACTACCGCTTTTTGCGCTTTTTTTTGCTTTTTTTCTTGCCACTCTTTGCCCTCTTCTTGGATATAGCATCCATTTCAGCTTTAGTCAGAGTGCCTTCCCGATATTTCTTGGCTGTAGACTTTATCTCGTCTTCAGTTGCTTTCTTGTTTTTAGCACCGCGCACATACTTAACAGGGACACCCCGTTTAGTCTTGGGAACCTTTGCAAAGCGTCTAGCCACTAATAACTTGGCCTACGCACTCTTGCTTTTTTCTTTTTTTTCTTACCATTCATCGCCATAGCTACCTCCAGTTTTTACGCGCCTTTTCTTGCGCTTTCTTTGATAATTCACCGTAATGAAAGAGTTTCACACTACTACTGGTATGGGTTTTGCCAGAATGCAAAGTCCCATCAGCCATCTTGTGTGTTCCTGCCGTATGGATCGTCCCATCCTTTTTGTAATGTTTAACACCTTTCATGTAATTCCTTTAAATACTTTCTGTGATTATTTTCCCAATTTTCGTTAAACGAAAATTGCATTGGATCACGATTAGCTATTTCACTAGTCACTTTAAATTTTGGATATCTTTTTGCATGACCGCCAACATATCCTGCTTTTTCATTGAGATACCAGCCATCATAAAATTTTTCGCCTGAAGGCGTTTCAATAGTTATTAATAAAGAATTTGTTTTCATTCGGGATATTCTCCAAATTCTACCATGTGAGCAACATCTAAGGCCCTCTGACCTACCTGAGAGGCCCATAGAGAGTCTAAGAACTCTTCTGCACTCTCTTTGTATCGGTCAGCAGCAAGATGTCCTAAAGCCTTCTGGAACTTCATCAATCTAGGCATACCAAGGTTAAAAGACAGGTTACACAAGGCATCCTTCCTAACCTGATCCAATAAGCTATACCACTCAAAGGCTTCATCAAGCTCCTGGTCTACACGGGCTATATCATTACTAAGCAGGGTATAGACTTCAGCATCAGATAGCCCAATACCGCCATCTTCATCAATATTACGGCCTACACCTATCGTCCATTTACCAGCAGGGCATTTGTAAGCAAACCGCTTAACACCCTCATGCAAGGACAGTTGATCAATCAGCTTCTGGCTCAATTACATCACCTTTGACTTCCTCAATCTGAGGCATGGACGAAACATTGATTTGGATCTGGGGCCGCTCAGACGCACTGTGAGCCTCTTCACGCCATCTTCCCTGTGTCCTTAGGTAGAACATAGCTGCGCGGGTATCGCCATCCATAGCCTTTCCTACGAGACTAGAGGCTACCTGAGCTACCTTTTCCGATTTGTATTGTTGATAGATACCAGAAACCACGGGATCTCTCTTCAATATCTCCTGAAAAGTAGCCCTATTAACCTGTAAGGAGTCAGCCATCATCTCTATAGTCAGATAAGGAGCCATGATCTTAAGCTTCTCTATCTGCTCCTCAGTCAACTCAATACGAGGTCTACCACCAAGGTTCTTGGGTTCTGTCTTAGCTAAGTCAGTCATAGGCGTATTGTAGTCAGGTTTTACTCTCTTGCAAGTTTGGGGGGCTACTATAATTATTACAGCATGGCCTACCCCTCCCCCCCCTATCTTTTTCCAGCCTGTACATCTATACAGTGCCCATAATCTATTACTGATTTCTTAAAGGCTATTTCTGGTAGGCAAAGAATAGAATCGGGGAGAGTATGGGGAGAGATAGCTGCCTACGCGATAAACCTATATTAAAGGAATGCAATTAATTGCAGATATTATATTGTGTACAATTGTATTATCTGTATAATGGTCACTGTTACATATTATTCACTATAGAGATTACTTGTTATGATCACTTGGATTTCAGCGTTTCTTTCAGCCTTCGCGGCTATCTTATGGCTTCTAGCAATGACCGCATCATTCGGCATTGGTGGAACCATCTTTTTTGGTCTGATCCCTTCTCTGTTGCTTGTTGATCTGGCGCAGCATCAATTCAATAGCTTCAATAAGTGGGGTGCGTAATGTTAAACAAACTTGAACAGTATCCGCGCCTTATGAATCTTCTATTAATTCTTCTGAATCCTACGCTTGCTGGTTGTATTGGCTTTCTGGCTTTCCCCTTTCTCTTCACGTTTCAGCCTTGGGCGATTTGGGCAGCTTTAGCTTGCCTATCTTATGGCGTCATTACATGCTCGATTGTTTTGTACATTACACAGATCCGAAATCAGAAATGAGGAACGACATATTATG